GCCAAAACCCACCGCGCCAAGGAGCAGGGCAAACCAAATCGAGCCGATGAAAGAAGCCATTGTTCAAGCCTTTCGGCGCGTTTGCGCCATACGGAACGCCAAATCAAACAACGGATCTTGCGCTCTCATTGCAGAAATCAATTCCCGATCACCTTCGGGACGGTTCGGGTCTAGCATATCCACCGCCAATTCCGCTTGCGATACCTTCCGCCGGGGAATCCAACCCACCGCAACACGGATAGCCGTCCCCAAGCCTGTTTGCCATAGCAGGATGCAGACAGCCACCGCAACAGCGGCAATGGCTCCCCATGTCAACATCTCCACCCATGCGGGGGTCTTGTCCTCCACCCCGGCTAGGTCAACGTGGATGCCCGCCGCAAGCGCATCAATCGTGGTAGCCCGCGTGACAACCTCGTTGTCATGCATGGCTTCACCATGCTGACGCAGGGCTTGCGCCTCAAGCCTGATAGCGTTAGATGAGTTGGCAATCCGCTGCACCGGGCTGCACGCAGCGCACAAGCACAACAGGACGAGCAGCAAGTAGCGAATCACGGCCTTGCTTCGATGCGCTCTAGCCGCTTCTCCACCTGCGACACGCGTTCCCCAATCACGCGAATCTGCGCAGATGCATCGGCGTTGCGCTCCTTCATTACCGACAGGTCGGAGGCAATAGATTCAAGCATCCTAGACTGCTGTTCCGATACCGCCAACTGCTTCCCGACATACGCCACAAGACCAAGCAGCGTGATAGAAGTCAGGATCAACTGCACCTTTTCAAGTGCAATGCGCGTCACGGTATTCGGGGTGTTGCTCATGGATCAATCAGGGTTAGGGACAAATCGCGGAACTTCCCCTGCATGATAATGGCTGTATGGGTCACACCACTCATTTTCAGCCAATGCAACCATTGTCAAATGCATGGGGGGTTCCCAAGGCGATGTCTCGTCCCAATCAATCACGTTCTCTACTACGTTGCTTGAGAAATTGACAAGTGCATATCTCATAAGTCACCCGCAAATCGTATAGACCACGCAGTAGCCCACGCCACCTGCGCCACCCGCGCCGCCCGCAGTCGTTCCACGCCCGCCACCACCGCCGCCCGCGCCACGGATGCCCGCGCCGCCCGCGCCGCCTGTAGTGCTGCTTCCGCCGCCTCCACCGCCGCCACTTCCGAATCCGGTTCCGTTAACGGTTCCCGCCGTGCCGTTGCCGCCCGGGGTTCCAACCGCGCCACCCGCGCCACCGCCGCCGGAATTGGGAACGGTTGCAGAAGACCAACTGCCTTGACCACCCTGTCCACCGTTTGCGCCCGCGCTAGTAACAAGCGATGCGCCGCCGCCACCGCCGCCGGGGCCATTGAACTTGCCAACACGCCCCGCGTTGCCCGCCGCAATGCCCGCGCCGAATCCGCCCGTAACGGTTCCGCCATCGTTCGTACGGATCGTAAGTACGCCGGAGCCGCCGCCGCCGACTGCAAAAACATGGTTTGAAAGCGCAGGGCCAAATTGCGTCAAGCCGCCCGCACCGCCGTTGTTGACAGTTCCGGCTGCGCCCGCCGTCCCCGCCGCTCCGCAGGTAACCGTTTCGGTTGCTGACAGGAGGCTTGCAGGAATCCACAGTTCCGAAACTTGTCCTGCGCAACCACCCGCACCACCGGATGCAGTCGATGCGCCGCTTCCACCCGCACCACCGCCGATGCAACGGATGAACACCATTTTGGCATTGGTGGGCTTCGTCCAAGTACCGCTACTTGTGAATTCCTGCGTGTTGATCGTCACGCCCGGGATAGTGCATGAAAGCACGGTTCCCGAAATGCTCAAGCCGTTGTTGACGGTGAGTTCCTGAATCGACCCCGCGCCCGATGCAGAGCCGCGACCAATGAGAACCGATGCAGCAGAAGTGTTTTGAACCTTGTCGTAAGTAACCCCTGCCGTATCAATGCTAATTGTTCGGTTCGCGGCAAGGGTTCCCCCGCCCGTCAATCCACCGTTTGCGGTAATGCTTGTGGTAGTCGCAGCAACACCCGCTGCACCGCGAGTCCGATTGCGCCAAACAAGCGTGGTTGCATCCCACGAAAGCAAGTCTAGATCCGCCTGTCCGGATACAAGAACGTCAGAGAGTTCATCCAACTCCTGATAGTTCTGAATGTTGACAAAGATGCTGCCCGCGCCGCTGCCCGCCTTCTTGACGAGGAAAGCAACGCGAACGCCATGCTTCGGCTGCGTTGGCAGCGTGCTCTGCATCTGCCCGGGCGTACTTCCCAAGTACAACGGCGTGCCCTCTGCGCCCGAGTAGCCATTGGTTGCCACTCCGGTCAGGAGGCCAAAAACTTGAATCAGTCCCGAGGTGTTAGGGGCAATCGTTTCTGCCGCAACCCCCACGGTATCCGCGCTCGTTACTTCGCTGTCTGCGTCAGCGAGTTCAACCGTCAGTTCGGTCGTCGAATGAGATCCGCTGATATAGACCACAGCCCCCTTGTTGATCGTGATGCTGTTGCTGCCGTTCCGTGCCCTCTTGAAAAGCGACTGCCCAATCTTTTCTTGGACGTTCGCGCTCAAGCCGAGCGTGACGGTTTCATAAGTCGCATCCCAATACATTCGACCAACCGCATTAGTCGGCGTAGTTGGGGTCGTGTCAAAATCCACCCGTTCCGTGTTCAGGTCAACGACAGTCACTTCGTCAGGAAGTCCGACTGTGATCGTGGTTCCCGTTACGGATGTTGTAATCTCTTGTGCCGTTCCCGCGACCGTAATCGTTCCGCTTGTGGTAATCGCCGTGCCGCTGCCGTTGTCGCCCGCCGGAGTAATGCTTGTGACCGTGCCGGAGCCTCCCGAAACGGTAGCCCATGCGCCGTCACCGCGAAGATAGGTGCTGCCGCTTGCAGTCCCGGTAGCGTTGATGTTGGAGATGCCAACAACCGCGCTGCCAAGCGTGGGGTTGGGATACGTCCCCGTCAGCGAACCCCCTGCCGCTCCGGACGGGGTACGAGAATCAGACAGCCGGGTATCGGTAGCCCCAACCAACTGCGTAGCCGTACCCGATCCGCTTGCGGCAATGTCGGCGGCAATCGTGCCGGACGTAGTGATGGTTCCGCCCGTCAACCCCGTTCCGGCGGTAATGCTTGTGACCGTGCCGGATGTCGAAGGCGTAACCCATTGCGTGTTGTAGTCCGTAGCGTTGATCTTCGACAACACCTGTCCGGTCGTTCCGCCCGCAGGAACGCCAACGCCGGGTTGCCCCTGCGCAACAGACACATCCACCGTTGGATCGCTGACCGTGATATCAACGCCGTTGTCGGTGACGATGATTTCTACATTGTCCATGTCAGCCTCCTGCCGCCGGATTCACCTGCGCAAAACCGTTCGCCACATATCGCCGGATCACGCCGCCCGTCCATTCAATTTCAAAGTCAAACCGTGCGTTGCCAAGATCGAACAGCGCGGTAGTAGCAGCAGGTATGACCATGATTTTCTGATTCGTGGTTGCCCCGGCAACAATCATGCCGTTTGCAATGGTTGCAGTCAGGAAAGGAGTCGAACCGGGGAACGCACAATTGACACGCCATTCGGTGGCGGTGGCGATATCAGCAACACCCGTTACGGTAATCGTCTGCTGATACGTTGCGCCCTGAAAGAAATTGATGTTCCACCTGTCCATGTCATGCTCCTGAAGTGCAGGTCACCTTGACCGCGTTCGGCATTGAGAACCAGTATTCCGCCTGTTCCGATGGCGGGGCCGCACCCGCCGTGTATGCGGTCGGGAAATGCTCCACCATTAGGACGATAGTGTCTTCGCAAATTGGCAACGCTTCAATAGTCGCGGCGACATAATCAGATTGAAAGATGCCGGGAGCGATGACGTTAGACGAACTACCAACGCCAAAGTATTGGTTGCCCGCTTCAGCCATGTTGCGCGCCTTGAACGTCCCTGCTCTTGCCCATCCGCCAAGACCAACAGACAACGGGGTATTGGCATCCGGGTTTGGCTCCACTTCCTCAAACGAGTAAAGCCATTGCCACGGGTTGCCTTCCGCGTCTATCGGATCGCTCAAAGTAATCTTGGCAGGGAATACCCGGCAATTCGGCGGGGCTACGTCCAACTGCATCACGCCGCTTGACAGCCGCCGAGCCTGTGCCATGCCCTTTGACATGACAAGTTCCCGTGGGTCATCAGTCGGCATCCCGTTGGGGCCAAGAACCCAATCATCCTCACGGGCTTCGGTAAGCGCAACAGGCACACACTTGCCATTGCGATACGTCAGGCTGTAGCGAAGCATGGTGCAGCGGTACGAACCCTTGGGAAGCAGCGGCCACCCGGCCCAAATCGTCTTGCCGTGCGTTACCGTAGTGCGGGCCTCAAAGACAATCTGCACCGCCTCAACGAATCCGTCTGCGCCCCAACCCGGGGAAGTTGATTGAATGTTCCCGCCATGAGATGCGGGGTTAAGCGTGGTCGTAAGCGTTGCCACCAAGGAGCGCGGTTCTTTCAACAGTCGCTTGCCAATCGAAGCCCGCGTTCGATCCGTGGTGACATCGTTTTCCCACCCGAACTCATTCTGTTCAACGAACTTTACCGTATCGGAAGCAGCATCAATCGTGTTGTCATACACGGTCTTGCCTTCAATGCTTCGATAGGGGAACGAGATGGTTACCTTGTTGGGGAACGCATTCTGCTGCCAATCGGAATTGCCATACCACACAGTTGCAAGCGAATCGGTTGGGGTTGCGGTATTCGATGGTGCTTCAACGCCGCCCATGTACGCACGCTTGTTGGAACTCATGTAGGTGTTGAGAATGCCAATGTCATTCCCGACCCGCACAAGCGTCAACTGTTCTAGGGAAGTGTCCCATTGCATCATCCAACCACACGCCGACAGCACCAAGTCCAATGCCATTGCAATTGAGCATTCCGGCGTAAACCGATGATCCGCTACACGATTAAGCAGCGTTGATGACGGAGCAAACGAGCCGGGAATGTCAAACGTGCCAACAGGCAACGCGCTACGCAGACTCTCAACCACAATTAGCGGTGTAGCCGTGAGCGGGTCAACACCACCTGTATTCCACCGTCCATCGGACGAGAACATAGCGGCCAGTTTGGGGGATGCGTTCAGCGCGTTGCTCTGCGACTGCTTCCACCACCACCGGACATCCACGGCTTCGACAATTGCTACGCCCGTACCGCCCGCCACAATGTAAAGCGGGCGCGGCGGCAGAAGCCATACGGACATGGATTGCGCGGTTGCATTGGTCGTTTCCTTCCAACTGAACACCGCACTAGGATTCCCGCCGTCACCGCGTTCGGCATACAACGTGTCCAACAACGCTTCCGATACAAGGCAGACCACGCGCCCCTCTCGCGTTGCGCCGGAAGGAATGTCAATGCGGAACAGGTCAGAATCAGATAGCCCAAGAGAATGCGCGATATCGCGTATTTCCTCATTGTGAATCAGAGCCGGGATAACCGGGTCTGTTTCCGATGACGTTGTGAACCATGCTGAAATCATGTCACGTAATCTTCCGGCGGGACGTTATACATCTGCCTTGTGTCCGTAGCATTGGCAAACACGCTGCTTCCCGGCGCGTTGCCTTCGTTGTACGCGGTCGGCGAATACGTTCCAAGAAGCGTTTCGTTTGGCGCACCCCACGCACGAAGATCGGCCCCACCCGGCGTAGTGAACGTGTAGAAGCCAACGCCGGACACCCCGCCGGAATCGTAAAGCGTGTAGTCACGCTCAAAGATGCCCGTGAACATCCGCTGTCCCTGCGCATCAAACTTGCCGGAAGTCACGCGCCAATCTTCAGACTTGACATACGCGTTGGTGGGGAGCGGTCGAATCTCCTTGGGAGGAGCCTGATTTGCCCGCGAAACTTCCACGCGCTCACGCACTCGCACTTCGGGCTTCTTCGTCTGAAACACGAAGTCAGCCGTGTCAACGTACATGGGAGACAAGCGGACAATGCCGCTGTCGTACTCCGTATGCGTAACCGAAGTCGTGCGCGGAACGATGGTGGCATAGTTTTCCGCATCCCGGGCGGGCTGCTTCTGCACACCTTGGAATGCTCCGGAGAACAGTTCGTTCATCGCGGCTACGCCGGACGTACCCGCAACCACCGCCACAGTCACCGTACCAAACGTGTTTGATCCGGTCACGGAAAACAAAGTGGCCTGCGGCATTTCCGTTGCTTCAACATCAACCGGAGTAATGCCGTCAATTTCGTTTGCCAACCAATGCGGCATCATGCCGTAAGCGATTGGGCCTTCAAGACTTCCCGTAGGAGTAACCGCAGGTCCATAGGAATCAACGCTGCGAGACACGCTGCGGGTAATGGTGAACTTCTGACCGATCATGTACGGGATGGTCAGGATGCCCGACTGCTCCGGATTGGATGCTGCGGTAATCCACGCTTCCATCTCGTAGCGAATGGCAAACCCGGACAGCAGATTCTTCTCCGTCACGCGAAGGTTCTGAACAATGGTGTTCTTGTAGTCCACGTTCAAGCGCAACTTGGACAACTGCACCGCCGCTTCAATCAGTTTGCGATTGGGCGTGGTTCCCGAAATGTCCTTCAGATCCAAGGAGCCTTCAAGGTCGCAACTGAACTTGGCAACAGCGTAGGTTGAATGGTTAATCCCGCGCTCAATGCTGAATTCCATGTCACCGACCATCACGCCATCGGGCAGGTCATACGCAAGTCGCTTGTCAACGATGGAGTAAGTCAGCATCGTGCTATTGCTATCAAGCGCGAAGTCCTGCGATTCGCGCCGCCATCCTTCGCCAATGACAGGCGGAACAATTGCACGGCGAAACAGATCGGCATATGCCTCTTTGCCCTGCCAAACTGCCTTGGTTGCTGCGGTCGTAGACGAACCGCTTGTACCACGCGCAACGGTCAGCGTCCCGTTGATTGTTCGCGTTACATGGCCCGCCGCATCCATGCTCATGCGCTGCGTCCAACGGTGGGAAGTCACCGTTTGAGAGTCAACGTACGAACGCTGCGAAGTCACTTCAAAGCGAAGGATGGCGGTGTTCGCGCCGTAAATATGAGTCGCGCTTATCTTGACGAACGGGCCACCCGTGTCATCGTTCAACTTGGTTGCGTCAAACAATTCATCGTTTACCCCGGTCAGGCCATAAATAGACACCTGATATACACGATTGTTCGATGCCTTCAAAGAATCGCGCAGGGTTTCGTAATCATTGCCCGCGCCGCCGCATTCAACAATGCACGTTCCGACGATGCGGAACTTCTGACCAATGGCATGGATGTTGTCTTCGGCGTACACGGCTTCCTGCGCGTACTCCTCAATCTGCAATCCCGGGAACGTGAAGAGACTCAACCCCTCGTCAACAAGAACATTGATTCGGCTTCCCATTAGATGTCACCGTATTCCTTCCCGGTCATAGATCGAATGTCATCCTTGAACCATTGACTGTTCATAAGCCCGGTTGCTTGCGCACGCCTGATGTCATCAACCGTGCTGTAAATCTTGGACAGGTATTGCTGCTGTGGTCCCAAAGCCGCAGACATAAAAGTCTGACCAATGAATCCAAGTACGCCCTGACTTTCTTCCGCAACCTTGCCAAGAGCAAACGAGAACGGACGGAAAATGTAAGCAACCTGCCTTGACAATTCCGAATACATTGTTCCGCCAACAGCCGCAGCCCTGTTGAAGCCGATCATGCTTTCAGCCCATGCAACCTCTGCTTGCGTCTGCGCCCGGAGGGAACTTGCATACAACGCACCATTGGCTTGCGCCTCGCGCATGGTTGTAATCATCTTCGACAAATCGTCTTGCACCTTCGCACCCATGAGGATGCCGCTGAATCGCCACGTTTGCTCAATGCGTTCGCTTGTGCGCTGAAAGGCTGAACGAAGCAAGGCAACCGCTCCAACGGCCAAGCCAATGCCGCCGCCAAAAGCAAGAAGCATCGGAGCAAGCCCTGCCGCCGAAATCCCAAGTCCCTTCAGGAACCCGGATGTCGCGCTGTTAGCGGAAGCCAACTGCGCAGCAGACATCAGCCCGGGGCGGGAAATGAACTGCTGCAATTCGCCAATCATGGACGTTGCGCCGGGAATCGCGCTCTGAATGTTTCGATTGCCACCAAACCCGCGAATGGTCTGTTGTCTCCACAACTCAACATTTCGCCGCCAATCGTTCGCCATTCGTTCAAAGAGCATCGCAAACTGCCGACCGAAAACGGCGGTGTTTGCAATCTGCATTTGGGTGTACGGGCCAATGCCGGACGGATAGGCATTCAGGTTCGCACCAATACGCGCATTCGGGTTCGCCTGTGGCGTGAGCGGCGCGGGGCCACCACCAACATTACCGCTGCCACTACCGCCGCCACCACCACCGCCCAAGTCACGGACGTTGATGTTGATTGATCCAAGATCCTCTGCCATGACTACTTCACCTCCCAAGTCATCTCATACGAGAACTCGTAAGAGTCCTTCAGCGTGAGCCAACCTTCCAGTTCCGGGACAGCCTGAACCGTGCCGCCGGAACGGAACGTCATAGCCACCGTCATTAGCCCGAAGTCGCGCTGCACAAGCCATTCGCGCAGGACATCAACAAACTGCTGAATGCCCATGTCCCCGGCGATGCGCTGCGTGCCCCTGCTCATGGGATCGAAGAAGCCGCGCCACCAAACGGTAATGTCAACCGTGGTGCGGATCAGGCCAACGCCGCTGTTGGGATGCGCTGCGGTATCAGGGCCGGGGACAATCTGAATCGCGTACTGCCCGACCACCTCGTCAATCGGTGCTTCCACGATGTAAACGGTGTCGCCGTAGCCGCGTTCGGACATCCATTCCGCCAACTGATCGCGCATCTCCATGAGAATCTGCGCTGTATTAGCCATGCTGCGCCTTCGCTCTCTGCGCGGCAATCTCCACGCGCTGTGCAAGCCGCCCGTTACCCGTGGTCAGATAGACGCACTCCGCTTGCAGTTTGCCATTGCCGAACGCAATGCCGATAGCCTTCGCCATGACAAGGCTTTGTGCTGCTTCAACGGCGGGGATGTTCGCTGCAAGTCCCATAGCGGTCATCTCGTCAAACTCTGACGGCAACCGCCCATAGGTCGCAATGAAGCGGGCGGTTGCCTTTAGCCGTTTCCCTGTGCGTCTACCGCCTTGCTCATGCGCTGCCAAGCGGCAACAAGCACGGCATCAGGTGCAGACTTCGCAACGTCCGGCGTACGGCTTGCCTCACGAATGGCGCGAACGATGTTTTCCATCGTTGGCTCCTTGTCCGTGATTCCCTGCACCGATGCCACTACTTCCATGTATTGGCAAACCAACTTGCCAATGGGAAGCGTGACGGCGAAGAGCATCGGATCGTTGTCATCGTTCAGGTCAATCATGGCCGTACTTTATCAAGGGGCAGGAGGAGTGATGCCCGAATAGGTGTAAAGCACGTTGGTTGCCGGGTTCGGGATCGCGTTGAAATTCAGAGTCAGCACGCGCTCCCGGTTGCCCCATTGAGAATCCTGCATACCGTCATTCATCAGGTACGCGACTCCAAAGACGTATTCCTGTGCAGTTCCAACGCTAGAAATGGACAGTTCCGAATACGCGGCTTCACCAATCAGGCGATAGCCAACCACGGTATTCCCCTCTGCGCCACTACCGCGCTGCGTTTCAAGCAGCGTGTTTAGCACCGCTTCATCCCACTTGACAAGGGAAACGGAAATACGAGCCGTGGTGTTCGTCAGCACAACTTCTTCAGGTGCTTCGCCTGACTGCACGGTCTTGATTTCGCGCATATGGTCTGTGAACGTGATGGACGGCAGCGTGTCGTTGTCGGAATAACCAAGCACGCTTGCCCCGATATACACCACGGTTGGCCCGGGAACCTGAATAGTCGTTGCCATGTTAGATACCTTTCAGAATCGTCTTGAGAGACAGATAGATTGACTTGCCAACGTCCTTCATTTCGGCGTTGGTCGGAAGCAGGAACGGACGAGCAGGGACAGTCACGCCGCCCCATGCCATCATGTAATCGTGATTCTCCCCCAAGCCTTCCTTGTGGGGATTGCGGCCCGTGCCGTGCTTGCGCTTGCCCTTGTTGGTCAGCGGGATGAAGTTCGGCCCCTTGGTCTTGAAGCCCTTGTCCTGATACCGGGCGTAGGCCAAACCGCGCAGGGTAATCTGAATCCCGTTGGCAGACGGCTTGCCACGGGCGTTCATGCTGCCCGCCATTGCGCCTGTGTCATGCAGAGGCTGTCCGCCGTTGCGCCGTCCGGCAACCTGCACCTGAAATTCCTCGCGCTCAACCGGGGTGATTTCGTAATCCGAAGTCCCCTTGATCTTGCGCCGTGCGAACCGATAGACGGTGCGCTTGCCAATGACAACATCGCCGCTCTTGGGCTTGCTCACCCATTGCGTCCCGTACATGAACTGCAACGGGCGGTGCGTTTCCGCCATGCCGCTCTTGCCGCGCCCGTAGTTGTCTGCAAGGTGATTGTCAATCTTCTCAACGAACACCATCGCAATCCCGGCTGCAACACCGGGACGCTTCAGCGCAGACAGAACCTTGCGCGTCCATCGGCTCATCGGGCAGTCGATCCCCGGCGGAACGGGAAGAAAGCGGAATTGGACACCTTGTTGTACCAACCCAAGTTGGACGTAGGCACGGCCACCACAATCGGCGTACCCGCGCTGACGTTGGCTTCCACGGCGGCAAACAGCATCTTGCCATCGCGCAGGGCTTCCAACATCGAATAAGACTGCTTGATTCGCTGCTCAATCGCGGGGGTCAACTTGGAGCCGCGCCGCTGAAACAGGAATTCCGTACCAAGGTCAACCACAAGGTTGATGAGAAGCGGATCACGCGCCACGTTCAGCGCGGTGATTTCGTCTTCGCTGTAGATGCCACCTACCCGGATGTAGGAGCGCACAATCCCCGTAGCCCGTTCAAGGGCGGTGTCCGTAATCGGATTCGGCCCCGGCATCGGGGTTCCCGAATCTCCGCACAACTGCGCGATGATCGCGCTGTCAAGCGCGGCTTCCAAATCAGCGTACGTTGCATAAGCCGTCATGGAAAGCCTTTCTCCCCATCGCAAGGGGGCAGAGCCGAAGCCCTGCCCCCTTACGTCTTGGGGGAGTTGAATCAACCAACGTCAAGGAGTGCGTAGCCACCGACCGGGGCAACGATTTCCGCAACGCTGTTGTCGATGACGCGGCCTTCAACGCGGCGGTTCATCGGGTCGTTGAACTGCTCAACGGTCATGTCCTCGTAGGCGAAAATCTGCACCGTGGAGAACGAGTTGGAGCCTTCCACGCCGACAAGACCACCCGGGCGCGACACGAAGTACGCGCCGTTGCCGAGGATGTAATCCTGCGTCTGCGTGGCGTTGCCCTTCTTGCTCGTGTTCTTGACGCTATCGTCAACCACGACATCGCCGAGTCCGAACAGGGTCGGGGGCAGACCCCAACGGCTGAACGTGTCGGAACCCTGATAGAACTGAAGGGTGAACGGGTTGTTCTTGACGTAAGCCTTGGTTTCCGGAGCCTGTGCAATCTTCACGGCAACAGTCGGGCTGATGACCATGATGAGTTGATTCGGGCTGACCGCGCCACCGCTGCTCTTGCCGACCAACTGCATGACCTGCTGAATCGACTTCTGAATGTAGCCGTTGGACTCGCTGCTAGCAGTCCAATCACCCGTGGCCGTCCACGCGTTCTGCGAGGTATCAGCGTTGTCAGCGTAGTTCGTGCCCCAGTTGGAACCCGTAGCCAACTTGGTAGCCGCGCCGATGGTACGGCGGGTCATGGCAAGTTGAGCCTTGCTACGAGCGTGCTGCGCGACAACATCCCACGCGGCCTGCTGCGAAGTCTCCTGCGGGATGTAGAACGGGAACGCGTAACGCTGCGTGGCGTACTGCACGAAGTCGAAAGCGTTCTGCTTGCCCGTGGGACGGTCGTTACCGAGCGGCCACACAAACTCCTTTTCGGAAGTCACGCGCATATTGTCGTTGACATCCTGACGGAGATAGTAGCCCGTCATCTTGGTGACCGGGACAACCTGCGCGTAGCGGGACAGAGCGAACGAATTGACGCTGCGGGTGAACTCCACCTGAAGTGCGCCCGTTGCGATGTCGTTGGTCGAAGGGATGTAGGTCGAAAGTCCCCCTCCAACAGTTGAATAAGCCATTGTGAATGCTCCTTTGTGAGAGAGGGTTAATTAAGCAGTTGCACCAACACGAGAACCAAAGCGGAATGCACGGATGATGTCACCCGCAGCACCTGCTTCAAGCGCGATGTAGCAAGACACGGCGGTTGCGCCCGCTGCGTCCGTAACGGTTCCTGCGCCGCTTGCAACGGGCATCAGGAACGCGCCCGCAGTCGCGCCACCCGTGCCAACTTCAACCTGCACGGTGTTGGACGGCTGAAGGGTGATTTCGTCACCGCTGATGGCGTTGTAAATCGCGCCGACAGCAGAGGCGAGGCGGAGAGAACCATCGGTAACGCCAACCGGGTAGTCGGTGATCGCAGACGTAGCGATTCCCGTCCAAGCCGCGCTAACCTTGACAAGACGGAACGGGGAGATGTTCCCGCCCGCAACGAGATTGGGAGTAAAGCCCATGTCAGACATTTGAGTGATCCTTTCGTAATTACCGCTTGAGGCGGCTGTTGATTGCCTTCTTGAACTCTTCCGGCTTGCCCGCGAACTCGCGCACAAGGTCGGACACCTGACGCGCATCAATGTCCCCGGTGGGGAGCGAAGCGCGGCTCATGTCAATACGAACACCCATCGGATCGCGTGCGAACAGTTCGCGCCAACCCTCAATGGTCGAAGCCGGATCGCTGCTTGCTTCCAGTTCCGCAATCAGGCGCGGACGCTGCGAAGCAGCAATGCGGTAGCCCTCCTGCTCCATCAGGTCGATCTCGCGGCCAAACTTCTCGCGGCGCAGTTCGCTCTTGAAAGCGTTCAGTTCACGGGACAGACGGGCGTTCTCGCGGCGAATGGCAAAGACATCAACCTTGCCACGGCGCGAAGCGGGGAACATCGCGTTCACCTCTTCCTCGTCCTCTTCGCCAATGTCAATGCTGTCCGGTGCGCCTTCGTGGGAGTCGATGTCAATGTGGACACCCTCTTCCGCGAACTGCTCCGTCAGCATATCGTCAGCGGCCATCTCTTCCTTCTTCTCCTCGCCTTCGGCAGCGTAGGTTCCGAAAGCGCGCTTCATCTCGCCCTTCAGTTCCTCCATTGCCGCCTTCAGCGAATCGACTTCCTTACGGATATCGTCAGCCATGTGCGTTTCCTTCTGCGTTCCGGGGACGTAAGTGGATTGCCCGCCGCCGACCGTCCCCATGTCGAAGCGAAGCGAACGTGAGAAGCGAACCAGTTCACCCTTGCGGGCAAAGTGCGTGTCAGGAAGCGGGCGGCGCGGGGTTTCCCGGCCAAGCAGCGCGACTTCCGAAAGATGATTTTGGTCAGCCCAAATTTCCGCGCTGCGGCGCGGGAATGCGTTAGTGGCAAGCAACTTGTCAAAGACGGGCTTTTCTACTTCGCAGTCACCCACGATGTAGCCAACGCCGTCCCTGTCCTCGTAACGCAGGGCGGTGAATCGCCCCACGGAAGACTTGGGTTCGTTGCCATCCTTTTCATGCATGACCACAAGGCGCGGCATGGAACCCTTTTCCATGTACCGCTGCGTGTTGCTCACGATGTCCTGTACCCGCTCGTTGTCAAACTTCTCCAACTCCGGATCATGGTCACCGTCAATCGCGGGGTCATACGCGCAGAACACTTCAAGCCCGTGAATAGTCACGGTCTTTCCGTCATCCGTTGTGTAGTGCGATGGGCTTGCCATATTTGAAGTATCTACAAGTTACAGGAAGAAGTCAATAACGAATTACTTCGCCTTCGCGCCGGGGCGGGACAGTCGGAGTTTATTCCTGATCGACTTAATTCGGTCCGTAATGTCCTGCATCGTGTCCATCGATGTCACGCCGTCCCCGTGAAACTGTCGAAGGTGCTTCATGTCTTCGACGATTTCTTTCGCTTGACGATCGTACGGAGACGCGTACAACGCTGCGGCGGCGCGTTCGACTGCTGTAGCCGTATTGTCGGTATGCCGATAGTCCATCCATGCGTCCGTCAGATTTTGGACTGCCTTGCGAAGATCAATCGCAAACTTCGCCTTCGCGCCGGGGCGGGAGGCCTTCATGCGCTTGGCAAGCATTTCCGATGCGGTGATCGCAAGGTCGTGGTAGTAGTTCCACTTCTTGCCATCCGGGTTTGCGCTTGCAGCAGCGCGGGCATCCTTGACGATGTAGCGGAGTTCGGCTTCAGACGCAGCGGACAGCCATTCCTTCGCGGCGCGGAAGTCAAGGTGAACGCTGCCATCGCGCATGACCTGTTCGGCGCGCCCCATCGCCGCCTTCGCGCCGGGGCGGGAGAACAAATAGAACGCCTTGTGTTGCGCGTCCTTGATTAGTTCAATCGCCTGTTGCTCATTCCCATTTCGGAGCGCAATAATTGCACGCGAAACGGTGGAAGCAATGCTTCCTTCGTTTAGGAATGCACCGCGTTGAGCCATTTCGGAGGCATTCGCAAGGAGTTTTGCTGAACCCGCTTTGTCCTTTGGACGATCCCGGATAATCCGAATTGCATCGTTCAAAATTTCATTGAAGTTGCTTGTCGCTTCATTCCACGCCATCTTCGCCTTCGCGCCGGGGCGGGAGAAGCCGGAAGTCTCCAATGCTGCAATGACAGCCCGCTTCGCTTTTTCTTCAGTCGAATACGAACGGATGTTTCCAAGGACATCTTCAAACTCATCAACCCCAGTAGAGCCACGCTGCACCACCCACGCCTTCCATCCACCGTTAGGATCGCGGGAAATCTTTGCAACCTTGTTGCCCTTGCGACCAACTTCAGTTGCAAACTTCGCCTTCGCGCCGGAGCGCGTAGCGTCAGCGGCAAAGCCAAGTCGTTCTGCAATTTCCTTCCGGGTGTTGCTCATGCTGCCCATAGTAGTGATCTTTCGTGTAACCACAAGATGTAGGAAAGTATTTATCCTGAAATGAAGCCCGGGTCGGGGACAAGCCCGTTGTCAATGAGCCGCTGTCGCTTACCGTTCTCTTGCTTGAGTGCTTCGTAGTCAACCTTGCCGTCTTCATCGCACCAACCGCGACTGACGGCGGTAGCGAGGCTGACAGGTGCCCACACGCATCGGCAGTTGAAGCCAAGCGGGGTAGGAATGCCCATCGCGTCAATCTGCTCCGTAGTCGCAATGAAGCCGTCCATTGCCTTATGCGTGTCCCGCGTTCGGTTGTCCTTGGCGGAACGGAACCGCATCAACGGGACAAACGCCTTGACACTTTCTTCCCGGGTTATGTCAAGTCGGCCCTGCGTCTGTGCGCGGTTCAGGTTGGTGCGGTACACCGTTTCCAACCGGGCTGCGGTCAGGTCGGTTCCCGTGGCAATGATGGTCTGCTCCACGAAGTCACCTACCCCAAGGTTCTTCAGTTCCTTCCCGGCGGCAGACTTCGTAACCTCTCCCTTGATGGTCTTTGCCAACAGGTCGCGGGTTGCCTCAATCTGTTCCTGCGTCATCCCGGTGACGAAGAACGTGCCTTGCACGGCCTTCTGCACCCCGGGCGTGCGGCGCACTTCCACGGCTTCCGGCGCACCCTTGACAACATCCATGCCCGGGACGGGCTTGGGCTTCGCGCCCGCCATCGCCGGGTAAATGATCTTTGCCAAGTCAGGGCTGCGCTCCGCCATCTTCAGCAGCGCGGTAGCGGCTTCGTCCTTGCGCATCTCGCCCGCCGCCTGAAACGCATTGGCAACAAGCGCGTCCCACTTCTGCCGGGTCAGCGGGATCAAATCTAGATAACGCTTGACAACTTCACGGGCGGGGCCGGGTTCAAAGCGCAGCAGGATTTCCGGCTCGTTGCGGTCGAACGTGACAGGCTTCGGGGGCGGGGGAACGCTTACCCCTGCCGTGTGCAGGGTGGCTTGCGCTCCCATCGCCCACGACACCAACAGCAGCGCGGCGGTATCGCTTTGCCACTTGTCCCACTCCGGCCCGGGGTCTTTGCCAACAATCTCCGCCGCTACCGCTGCGCGGTAAGCGCGGTCGCCATCTGCGTAGACGGCGCGGAACAGGTCGGAGATTGACCGGGCGCGTTGTGCCACGGGTTAGAGCATTCGGCGGCGGCTAAAGACTGCGGGGGCATCTGCGGGCGGCTGCTGCCCTTCCGGGGCTGCGGTCTGCCCAAGCATCTGCGACAACTGATCCGCGCCACCATTGGACGGGCCAAGGATGGTTTCGTCTTGCTTGGGTTCCGACAGGCCAAGCAGGTCGCGCACCTCGCGTTCGGACACCTTGCCACCCATCGCTACGAACTTCTCAATAGCGTCAAGTCGATCCTTCGGGTCGGGCCGCTCCGGGGCAAACACGAACCGCAGGGAAGACACTTCCTCTTCGGTCGCGCCAAGCATGGAAGCGATGACGCGCACGAAGTCGCAGGTGAGGCTGTCCGCAAGGCAATCCGCGTGGTAGCGGATGATGCGGGAAAGCGTGTCCGCGTGCAGGTCGGCAACGCCGGAACCAAGCCCGGTTGCCTGTGCTTCGCTTGACAGCGTTTGCCCGATAATGGCTTCCTTGATCTTGCCGGAGAACCAACCAACCAGTTCCATGAAGACCTGTGCGCGTCCCGCGTTCGGCTCCTTGATGTCGATGTCGTACAACTTGTCCGTACCCGACTGCGGCAACAGGACGCTGTTGTCGTTGGTCAGGTTGGCAAGCACGTTTTCCATCATCACGCGGCCTTCGTCCTGCCCAAGCGGGTAGTAGCCCACGCGAATACCCATTGCGTACCGCTCCGCGTAGGTGATCGCGTCTTGCAGAATCTCCTGCTTGGCAAGCCACATAAACCAACAGATATCACGCGCACCCACACCCCGGTAGATGGATTCGGACGCGTTGGGATCGTTGAAGTCAGGGGCCGACACGAACACGCGATGCAGGATGATCGCCTTGCGTTCCTGCTCCGTGAAGATATGGACGCGGCTGTCAAATCCGATGTTCTGCGCAGACGGGCCATCGGACGAGTACGCCGCGCCCACGCGCATCGCAAGGTTTCCGCGCTGATCGTAGTTCAGGGTATCGGGGTGGAACGGATACCACTCCTTCACGCCAACGCCAAGCCGCGCATCCTTCTGATACACCACGTTGCACGCGGAGTTGCCATACCACACCGCTTCATGCATGGAACGGATGAAGTCGTTGCGCCGGGGCATCGCCTCAAAGATTTTGCCAATGCGGTCGGCAAGAGCCTGAAGCCGCTTGTTCTCCTTGTCATCGGCAACCACCGCCCATTCAAGCGAAGCAAGCGTCACCTGAAGCGAACGAAGGACACCTTCAATGTCCGCATCCGCCCGCATCATCATCTGATACTGCGGGTTCAGGCGGTAGGCAAGGCTGCTGTTGCGCAGCAACTTGTCCGCCGTTGTGAAGAACGAACGCTGAACCTCCACGCTCGTAGCAAGCGGGCTAGTGATGCCGCGCTTGATCGGGGCGGGCAGCGGCTTGCGCGGACGCTGCTTCGGGGTCAAGCCGTTCTGCATGGGGTTGGTGCCGTCTAGAGATTCTGCCATAGTGCATTCCTTCGTATCACAGGTTCAACCATTAAAGACCAAATCAGGATAGAAGTGCGCCAACCATGTAATTTCCAAAAGCCATGTATGCATTTTCAGAACTCATGGCAGTCATTTGCCAACCTGAAGCACCGCCCGGAGTTGGATTCGGAACCGATGTCACACCCGAATCCGTCCATGTCGTGCTTGCAGACAGGGCACTTGTTCGCAGGTGAACGCTATACGGGGTAAGCGTTCCCGCGTTGACATAGAAGGAATACTGATAGCCCGCGCTCAATTGAGCCGCTGATCGGTACGCCTCAAAGTCACAGTAGGTGATGTTTCTTCCGTCATTGATACTGGCGGTTGCCCACGCTTTTGCGTTGTCGTTGAAGATCGGGCGGTTGACATACCACGCTTCTCCACCGTCAGCATTGGGCGTGGGGTGGGTACTGGTAATCAGGAACGCAAGATCATTAGCCGGGTAACCAAGTGCAGTCCATTCCGTTCGGAACACCGAAATGATTGAATCAAGGTTGGTCGTGTACGTTGCGCCCGTTGCGCCGTCATTGATTCCCGATTGCGTAAGCACAAGAACCCGCCCCGTGCCTCCGGCAACAATCTGACGCTGACGCAGTTCCCGAAGGGTAGCGCGAACAAGCGTTGTGTTGCTTGCCATGTCGCTAGCAAGTTCGGCGGTCGTGCGTCCGCTGTAGTAGGTCAAATTCGTTACCGAATATCCCTTGCCAGTTTGGAACATCAACGAGTGCCAAAAGAACGCCGCAGGGCCGACAACGTAATCGGCTGTCGTTCCGCTCAAGTATCCATCGACATTGCAAGCAAACGAAACGGCGATGTTGGAGACTTCGGGAGCGTTGAAATTGAGTGTTGCTGCGGTTGAAGCAATCCCATTCGTCCCGGTGTTTGTGGAAATCGGAGTTGCCGAACGAGCAACAATCGTGTTCACGCCTCTCGCAACGCTCAACTTGAATTGACCGCTGCCGGAAGCAAACGTCCCGTACACAACGCGATACTGAAGCGGAACACCGCCCGAACCACTTCCTGCCGCAAACGAGGTGCTTGCAGCGGGAACAATTCTCGCCCCGTTCGCTGCGCTCGTATAGGTGTTGGTCGGGGTAGCAGCATTGACAAACGCCGCGTCAAACGTATTCCCGTTTGGCTTGAAGTTCGTAAATGTGCCGACCGCGCTGCTCAACGCAACCGCATTCGCATCCGATGTTGCAACCTTTGCATTCAGCGCAGACATGGTTCCGTTGCCGCTTGCGCTTGCATCAAAAGTATTGCCCCTCCAACTGAACAACGTCATGTTCGTAAAGGTTCCGCCCGAAAATGCGCTTCCGTTCCCGGCAACGTTCTGTGCAATTGGCGCAAGGCACGTTGCATACTGCAATGCACCTCTGTATGCGAGTGCTTCCCGGAATCCAGTAGAGATGCCGCAGTTGTTGTACCCGGTGTTCGAATCGCCAATGGTGATTACGTCAACCGAATCGGTTCCTGCCACGACATCCGAAATGAACGCGTTTGCGCGGCGGGAGCCGTACAGGCCAGTTTGCATACTGTCCACGGAGCCAACGCGCTGCGCCCAAAAGATTTCGCCGCTCGCTGCGTTGTCACACGCGACAAACTGTATGCGGGCCGTAGCGGTCACCACCGCGCCATCGGTCGTAGGGCACAGGCCGTCACCCGTGGAGATCTTTCCGCCCGCACGCAACTGCATGAACTCGCTGTTCTGAAGCACAACGAGATCACCCGTTTCGGCGTGGTACACGCTGTCAAATTCGCGGACGCTGCCGTCCGTCACGCCAAGCACGATTTCCTGCTCCGTGTCGGCAACCACCAACTTGAACGGGTCAGCGGTCGTTGCCTGAACGCAAGAGAACGGGAGGATGTTCCCGGCGGCGGTGAAGTTCGGCGTATGTCCTGCGGTACTCATGTTTAGTTCTCCCAACTCTGAACGCGGAATGCCCACACAATTTCATTAATGGCGGCGTTGTCACACGCCTGAAGGAATGCCCGTTCTCCCGGGTCAATAGGAAGCACCCTGCCATCGGCTGACGGCTTCAACAGGTCGCCCGCGACAACATCGCCATCGGTCTGCACCTGTACGAACCGACCGTTCTGCAAACTGACGGAGCCGCCCGCAATCGCGTGTTCCTTCGCGTCGAACTTGCGGGTACTGCCATCGGTCACGCCTAGGACAATCTGACTCGCGCTGTTGGCAACGAGGAGTTGAAACGGGCCGGACGTATCCATGCGCACAAGCCGAAACGGATACACGGTTTCGTTCGCGGTGAAGTTAGGGATGTACCCGGCGGTAGACATTAGATTTCGCCCCTGCGCTTCATGTCAAGCGCGATTGCCACAGCCTGATCGTGTGGCTTGCCTTCGTCCATAAGTTTGCGAATCTTGCGGGACAGGGCATCGTCTTCGCCCGCGCTGATCTTCTCGCCTTCGCGGATAGCGTTGCGAGACTTCGCGCCGGGGCGGGAAGAATTGAATTTCTTCCATTCTGCCGCGTACTGCCGAAGTTCGCCCGTGTCCCGATCCTGACGGTCATACAGGTTAATCAGCATCGTGAATGCACGATCCAAGTCACGATCCGAAAGCGAGGGACGCAGGTTGAGGTTTGCGCGAATCTTCCTTGCGGTTTCCCTGCCGCTTTCGGTTTGCGTAAGCCAAACCTGCGCGATGCCAAACGCGGCCTTCGCGCCGGGGCGGGAAAATCGTCCCTTTGATTCTGTAATGCTCTTGCCTTCAAACATCAGGTTGCGCGATTTGTTGTCCGCAGTCACCATAACTTGCGCGGCAACGGTGTTGTCGGGCCAATACCGCTGCGGCTTTTCCCGCGATGGATCTAGCACAACAATACCCGTATAAAGCGTTCTGCCGTCATCCTTGTTGATTCGCTTGTAACTGCGGAATGTCTCTCCACCAATGACGATTTCTTTGGTGTAGTTGACACTCGCATAAGGCGATGTCCGCTCGGCTTTGATCTTTGCGTCAGGTCGCGCAAACACGCCAAGACGCGCTGCGATTTCCTTCTTCATGTCGCTCATGCCGTTCTTTTCCTTGTTGTCCATTTGATCTACCTTTCGCTTTGCCCATGCCTTCCCGGCATCGCCACCCCACAGAAGCCACGCGATGTAGCCCGCGCTGTCCTTGCCCCATCCCTCGCCCTGCTTGTCAACTTCGTGCCGTGCGAAGTACGAATGCATTCGCTTGACGGTTTCGGGGGACAGGTTCTTGCGGTTGCTGATGTCGCGGGCGCGTGCAACGCCGATAGCCGTGCCGCCTCTCCCGTGCTTCTCGCGCAGTTCTAAACCACGCGCAGCGTTCGTTGCCATCTCTTCCGTAGGCTTGAAGTCGATGTCAGGCACGGCGCGATGTTACCGCCCGTCTGCCGACCATCAAGCAAAGAATGGGCGTTTCGCCCCCGTAGCCTTGAACAGCCTTCCAATCGCGTCCGGGTTCTCAATGCGCTTGGGAACCTTCTCGCCGATGGACAGGGAGCCGCGCACGGCTTCGCCGCACAGGTCAACGATGGCATCCACCGTGTCATCGTGCGCCCCGGCGGGGAACGCAAGCATTTCGTCTAGCACAGGCTGAAACGATGGCAACACCTTGCCAGTTCCGTCTATGGGGAACATCAACTTGCCCTGCTCCACGAACGGTTGCGCCCCGGCTGCGCGTAGGTGCTTGTCCGTGGTGCGCTCCACCGCAACCATCGGTTGGCTTGTCATCTCCCGGAATTGATCGAAGATGCCCTTCTGCGGCCCGTTCGCCTCTGCAAGCACCACCGATGCGCCGCGTCTTGACAACAGCGCGGCGGCTTGTTTGGCAAACACGGGGAACGATTCGCGCACGCGGAGGATGTCGGTCAGGTACAGGCGGCGCGTGGCATCGACTTCACCCACGATGCAGACGGAGTAGTCAGGGTCATCGCGCTCTTGCGCCTTCTTGCCATAGCCCCAATCCAACGCCGCAATGACGCGTGTTACTTTCGGCAAGGTTTCGTGCTTGTAGTGCGTCACCCATTCCGGGCGGAACACCAACAGGTCACTTGACAACGGCACAAGTTCGTAGGCGCGGGCGTAAGCCATCGCGCCCATCTCCTTGCGCTTGGCTGCGAGGATGTCCGGCGTAAACACCTCGCCCCACGGGCTATTCGTGCCGATGCACGGGCGGCGGAGGAGCGTTTCGGCTTCCTCGCATTCGCGCCGCCATTGCGCGGTTATGTCATCCGTGTGGAATGGGGTTGCGCTGCGCCACACCCGGGAAGGGTGTTCCGCGCTTGGGTCAAGCATGGGAAGCCAAATGTTGCCAACGGCTTCCTTCACCTGTTCACGCAGCGCGGGCTGCAACACGGCGTTCCGCAGGTCGCAGATATCGTCAAGCCACAGAACGTCAGCGCGTCCGCCCGTGCGCCCGAAGATGCCCGAAGCCTGTACGGACGGGTCACGGCGCGGGGCAAGCCCCGGGGATATGACGCTCCACGCAGTCACCGTGTCTTCCCCGGGCTTCAGTTTGACTTCCGGGAACGTGGCTGCGTAGGCCGGGGAGCGAATGATGTCACGGATGAAACGGCTTGTAGCGGCTGCGGCTTCGTCATTCTGCCCGATGATCTTGAAGCGCGTTTGCGGGCGCACCCCAAGCCACCACGCAGTTAGGTAGGACAACGTGGAAGTCTTCGCATGACCGCGTGGCAACTCCGCGTACCAAGCGTGAGTTGACAACGCAACGCCAAGCAGTTCCCGCTGCAACCCTGATACGGGTCGGCCCAAGCAAAGCGCGAGGAACGCGGCGGGGTTGTCCCGGGCTGCTTGGATCGCCTCTTGTGGGGTCAGGGCTTGCGCTTTGGCTTTGCGGGGGGGCAAGGCTGCTCCTTGATGACCGCCCGGGCCACGGCATCTAGTTGCGCGTCCGTCAGGCTATCCATGATCTCTACGCGGTCGGTTGCCGTCCCCGCGTCTAGTCGGCTGATCCTGTCAAGTTGGATAGCGGCTTCGATCTTGTCTTTCCGCAGGGACGCAAGGCACTCGCTTGCGCGGATGCGGTCGCGGACAGACGCGTTGGGATCGTCAATGATGGCCTTCAGGGCGGCAGGGATGCCGACAGAGGCTTCCGCCGGGATGTCCCATCCCTGATAGACGGCGGCTTCAATGACGCGCAGATGTTGCCGCTGCTCCCATCGCTTGGCGCGGTCTGAAGGTTCCCCCAATCCCCCGGTAGGGTCTTGCTCATTCGGCATCGCTTCTGCCTCCTTGCTCATCGTATCCGCACCTGTCAAGACTTGCCAACTTTCACACTACGTTCCTGCGCTTGTTGGTGATCTTGACACCCTTTCGCGTGCGAACGGCTATCAGGTCGTACCCGGCTGCGTCAAGCAGGGCAAGCGCAACGGTCAGGGTGGGGGTACTTGCGGTCGCTGATTCGGGCGGGGCAAGCACGGAATCCACCGTGTGTACGCGGCATAGGTCGTTGGCTGCACAGGCTTTGGCGAATCCGTAGCGCGAACTGTTGTCTTGCTCAAGCGCGGCCATGATGGCTAGGCGAACGTCCTGCGGTGATTCGATGGAATGCTTCACGCGTTGATTATACCCGCTGCGCCGGGGCGGTCAAGGGGACGGGCACGATTACCCGTCCCCTGCGCGTTGATTAGGCTTGCGCTGCGCGGCGTTCCCGGGCGGCTTGCGCTGACAGGAATTCGGACATCTTGCGCCGATCCTTGTAATCGTCTTGGAGCATATTGAAGGTTTCCGCTTCGGCGTTCTCCGCTTCGATCAGTTCCGCCGTCATCGCGGCAAGGATGCTCTTGCGGGAAGCGTTGATTTCCAATCCGGACATCGCCTCAATCGCCTTCCGAATGTTGACGGCTTCGGTTCGCTCCTTTAGGAGCATCGGCTCCAACCGTGCGATCCGGGCTGCGGCTTGGAAGAGGATTCGCGTTGCGTACTGCTTGTCGGTTTCGGTCTTCATGGCTGTTTTCCTTTCTTGGTTTAGGCGTTGCACAGGTTGGCAATGTCGGTGCGAATGTCAGAGGCAATGTCGGTAGCGCGGTTGCGCTCACCAAGCCCGCCGCCCCATTCGTATCCCGCATCCTTGCACGGGCCGAAATCCCACATCTTGCCATCCGGTGCAGACAGGTACAGGGTGTGCGGTGCTTCACGGTGCGGGGCGGGGTGATATTCGTAGTTTCCGCCCATCGCAATCAGGCGTTCGACTTGCGTGCGGATGCAATTGGGCATGGTTTCGGTGTTCATGGCTCTGTCTCGTGTGCCGTCTACCGGACGGTGCGGGCCAAGCGACCTGCTTGACTCCTGAAGGATACCCCCTGTTCCGGCGTGGTCAAGGGGGTAGAGGTGAATCCGATGGATTTATGTCAAAATCTTTGAGTGCCAATAAACCGCCCGTGAGCGCGGCACTTCCTGTGGGCGGGTCACGGGCGGGAGACGAGCCGCCGAAGCGGCAAGCGAAGAATTGGCTTGAGTCTAGCGTATGCGGAGCGAAGTTCCACGGGGAAGCAGTTCACAACCGGGAACTTTCTCGCCAGATTCAAGCACGGCGCGGATGGCATCCTTGTCCGGCTCCTGCACGATCCGGGTCAGGATGGGCGGCAGGGTTACTTCCGGGTCGATGCGTAGGGGCTGCTTGCCTCCGTTGCCCGCCACGGTGAACGCAAAGCGTGTGGTTTGGAACTTGGTCTTGCCCGTGCGCTCCATCGCTTCCTTCAGCCGTTCCCGGAGCCTATCCGAAAGCGCGGTGTCGGTATCGGCAAGTGCGCGAAGCCTCTTGGCTTCCTGCGTCCGCGCCGCTGCGCGTGCGGTCAGTTCGGTAATGACGGATGCGTAGCCTTCCGCTTTCTGCTCAAGCGCGGCATCCATCCCGGCAAGATGCTCTTCAAGCGCGGCGGCTGCTTCCGGGGAATCAACACCACCTTCAAGCATGATGGAAACGATGCTTTCAATCTCTGTCGTGAGTGCGTACAGGCTCATGTGTTGTTCTCCTTGAAGCAGTCCCACCCCAAATCTTTCGCAACGCTGCTTGGCAAAATTTCAAACGCTCCGGCAAGCGAGCGACTTGCGCAAACCATCCGCCTCGCCTCATCGCGCTCGGCGCGGAGCCGTTCGATCTCGTCGGCGGCGAGCAAGTTTGTGCGCGTCAATTCAAAACCAAGTTGAGGTTTGCCAAACTCGTTAATCCGGGAGGTTGGTTGGTAGAAAGACTCGCGCCGTAGCCGGGTCACGATGTCGGATGCTGTCATGGCTTCAACCTCCAAACCTTGATGCTTCGTCCGTGCGTAGACGCACGCTCTGACGGGACTACCTGCCCCGTCCATTCAAACTGCCCACGGAACACGCTTCCGGCGGCGTTGCCCAACTCCGCGTAGTTCATCCCGATCTGCGCCATGCGGAACGCAACATCATCGGAAGTGACGCTGCCCTTGGATATGGCAATTCGATGAGCAAGGTTCTTCGCAGTAGCGAGGAGTTGCGGACAGGCGGCAGCGGCTCTTGCCATGCCGCTTTCCTTGCGGCGTAGTGTTTCGGCGTAGTCAAACAGGTCAGAAGGGCAATGCATCGGATTCCTCCTTCCGTGCTGCCGGAGCGGAGGGGGTCAGCACGCGCATGACTTCTAGCGCGGGGCCGACACGCGCAACGTCAAGGCGCAGGGTCTTGCCCGTGGCTTCCTTGGCAACTTCGGCATAGCCGTCAACCTTGGTGGAGATCCAAACCCGGCCATGCTCCCCGGCGGCGTGAATAGCGTGGGGCTTGCCCGGGCGCGTGGTCACGCGCAGGATTTCAAAGTCGCCTTCGTACTCGTCCGGGTACTTGTCCATCACGCCCGCAGACGGGCTAGGAGCCGCCTTGGCGGGTTCCTGCTTCTCCGGGGCTTCCCGGGCGGGTTCCGGCACAGGGGCCGCTCCCCGGGCATTCTCCGGGCGGAACGTATCCCGCGTGGTGCGCTGCTGCGCCTTGCGCCGCTCGTTGTGTTCCTGACGGTCTTCGTCCCCGTCATCGTCCTCATGGGGGTCACCCACAATCGCGCACAGGCTGATGAGGCTGTACCGCCGCAGGTAGGTGACCACGCTTCCGGCCTGTTGCACGTTGCTGTTCCCGGCGATGGGAAACGCCATCGTTTCCCGCATCCATTCGCCGGACGCGTGAATCAGGCTTGTGGTAACGGCCACGCGGTTTTCAGCAATCGCCACGCTCTGCATCAGCGCGATGCCCTGCTTTGCCATCGGCTTTCGCACGGCATTCAGCACGGCGGCAAGCGTTGCGAAGCGTGACTTGAAGTGCGGGTTCACGCCGTCAAGTTCGGGGTTGTCAATCTCAAGATGCGCCTTCGCAAGTGCTGCTGCGATGGCTCCGGTTGTCTCGCTCGTTTCCATGTGTGTCTCCTTGCCCGGTTCGCCGGGTGCGTTGCCGCATCGTGCGGCGGTTTCATTATACACCCGGCTACGCCGGGGTCAAGCAGGGGCGGTCGCATCGCCCCCGATTTCCTCAATCCATTTCCATCTGCTCACCGCGCATCCACGCGGGGATGTCGTTGTCCTTGGCAGGGGCGGTCGGCGTTTCGTCCTGCGACTTAAAGCAATCCCATCCGTTGAAGTCTGCAAGGTCTTCGGGCGTGTCGTATTCGCTGTGCCTTGCAGCAAATACGCAATACATCCGGCGTGCGTTGTCGCGCTCTTCGCGCAGCAGTTCCGTCTGCGCGGGAGCAGGAACGCCAACCCCGGCAAGGTTCTTGTGCGCCATGACAGCAGCGGCGTTTGCGCGGTCAAACGCTTCAAGCAGTCCATCAATCGCGGGCAGCATCCCTTCGTAAACAGCAGCAACCTTGTGGCAATTCGCTGCTTGGTACGCATCGCTTGCCTTGCGGATTGCGCCCATGAGTTGAGCAAGGTTCTTCATGTTCTCAACAACGGCGCGGTCGGTCTTCTCAAGGCTGCTGCGGGTGGCTTCGTTCTTCATGGCTCTGTCTCTCCTAGTTCCCGGTTCGCCGGGTGCGGCGGGCGCGACCTGCGCCCACACCGGAATAGTAACGCCCCTTTGGGGCGGGGTCAAGTCACATAGTGGGATTTTCTTGGTTTTTCTTTTTCCCCGTCTTGGGGGTGTCGGTCACCACCCGGCCCGGGCTGAACGGGTCGTAGATTTCCCACGTTTCCCCGTTCCACTTGGCATCAAGGTTGGTGAGCAGGTCGCCGTTCTCCTTGGAATCCTCCGGGTGAACTTCGTAGACGTACAGGTCAAGCGTGTAGCCGGGTGCAATCTCCTCGCTGATGTCTTCAACAACGTAGGTGTGGTTCAGGTCTGAATCCTCCGGCCACTTGGTGCTGTCAAACGTAAGAACCTGATTCTTGAATTCGCGGTTGCCTGTCATGTCGCGCTCCCCGGCTTCCACCATCATCCGGGTTCCAAAGTAGGCGCGAACGGCGCGGCGGATGGAGGCGGCATCGTGACGATTGAACTTTCGCATAGTCATGCTCCTTTCTTGATTCGTGATTCAAGCGTTGATAGCGGCACGGGCGTTGGCATACGCCTTGGCTGCGGAAATGGCATCTGCCCACTTCTCGCACTCTTCGCCGGACAGGATGGCGGAATCATGCGCGAAGGCAAGCAGCGCAAGCGCAGCGGCCTTGCAGACATCGGCCTGTTCCCGGGTGTTGTTGCCTTCGGCAAGCGTTCCGCACAATGCGCCGATACGCGCAATCAACTGCCCCTTGTAGTCAACATCATGCTTCGCAGTTTCCGGGGTTACGTCCAAGTCGTATGCGGCATCGAACGCCGACAGGATGCCCGCTGACTCCGGCAGGTACACGGTGTGCAATTGCTGCACGCGCTTGCCCTTCCCGGCAAGCCAATTGCAGAACCCGGTGCGCAGCACGCGAACAAGGCTGTTCAGCGCGGTGAACTCCGAAACGGTCAGGTCGATGCGGTAGGACTCACGGGTCGGGCGGGTGATCTTCATGGCTGTGTCTCCTAGTCCCGCGTCCGGCGGGTGCGGGTCAAGCGACCTGCTTGACTCCTGAAAGATACACCATCCCCGAACGGGGTCAAGGGGGGTAGGGGTAAATCCGGGTGGATTTATTTCAATTTGTGGAGGGGCCGGAATGCGGTCAGGGGGATAAATTCGCACAACTCCATATCCTGCGGGTCGTTACGGTCATTCCGACCGTTTCGGGAGCGGCGAAATGTTTTTTCTCCCAAGTGCAATAGCCCCACCCCGTCCGGCCAACCAACGAGCAGGTACGCAGCGCAGGGCATCTCTTGCGCCAGTTCGCGCAGCGTGTCTACCTTGGCCGCGCCAATCATGTAGTACGCGAATCGGTGCATGGCGCATTGCCGCGCCTTGACTTCGACTATTGCAACGGTCTTGCCGTGCTGCGTGAACGCGAAGTCATACGGGGCTTGCGGCTCTGTCTCCACGCATTGCAGGTCGGGGCGTTCGCGCTGCATGAACGCAATCAGTTGCCGTTGCCTTGCCCGGTCTTCTTGTCGCTCGTACAGGGGACGCATTGCGTCACAAGAATAAACCCGGGCGGGATCTTTCGATCAACCGCCCGGGCTTCCGGGGGCAAAAGAATCGGGGGGCCGTCCGTAGCCTCCCCTGTCTCCATCTTACATCATCTTCCCTGCGATGGCGAACGCGTCAGCGGTCGCCTCTGCGGTCTGCCCAACCCACGCGGCGTACTTGCGCTCCGCTGCGTCCTTGGTGCGGACAGCCCATCCGGCGCGAAGGTGCTGAATTGCGCTTGTAGCGGCATTGGTGGCCGTCCACAGGTTCGCGCCGTATTCCTGCGATTCGCGGTCAAACGTCTGCGCGGCGTGCGCAAGGAAAGCAACTGCCTTTTCCTTACGGTTGAGTTCCCAACCGTTGGACGGGGCGGCGGGAATCTCGCCGTCAAGTTGCGTCAGGACATCAGACCACAGGTTGCGCACGGTTTCACGGTTGACCTGCTTCGTTGCCATCGCGGTGGCAATCTTGCGCCCGTTGTCAATGTCGGAGAACCAACGCTTGATGTCGGTTGCAAGGCTCTCAACCTTGGTTCCGATGTTGAGCGTGTGCCGGAAAGACCATCCGGCGCGGCCCGACAGGGCAGCGTGGAACGTGTTGCTGCACACCACGCGAACGGAGGTGGGCAGCACGCGCAGGGCCATCGTGCCATCGTGCGAGTTGCCAATCATCAGATAGGGCTGCGCAATGTCGCCGCGTCCGGTCATGTCAACAGACGGGGCGCGAAGCAGCATCCACACCTTGCGACCACCGCGAATGCTCCCGGCGGATTCGACTTCCACGCCCTGCGAATCGCCTGCGAGGCGGAAGCCGTATGCAAGGTCGGCAAGCGTGGTGTTCTGAATCGGCTGATAGTCGCCGCCGACCACCGCGAGGACGGAATGGTCATCGGAGCGGACAAGCATCTTGCTGCCGTCCGTGGACACGCGGTACTCGTCATCCTCGCCGGGGTTGTAGATGCCCGTGAGCGTGTCCGACTCTTCAACCGTCCATTCCATCCCGGCGATGCGGAGCGCGGCGAACGGGTTCGGCGCACCCTTGACCACCGTTCCAAGACCGTGCCACGCGGCGTTGTCTGCGAGAACCAAACCATCGTTGCTGTAGATTTCTGCTGCCATTGCTAGTGTCTCCTGTTTCCCCAAACCGGGGGAGCGGTGCGGGCAACCTGCCCACACCGGAACTATACACCCCCTTGCGGCGTGGTCAAGGGGGTGGATGGGAATTTCGACAGATTTATTTGGCGGGCTATTCGTGTTCGTAAACCCACCTGCCGGAAGCCGGGGCCGGGGCAAGGTTGATGACTGCGCCCGAACGCTGCCCGGGCGTAGCCCACACGCGCTCAATGGCAAGAACGGCTATCTGCCGATCATCGTGGTACGCAATCCCGGTCAACGCATCCCCGATAGCGCGAATCAATTTGTCGCAGTCTGCCTTGCCGGGACGCGCTGCCGCGCTCTGCTTCACCGTTCCATCTTTGCGGAAGTGCGATGCGGGGCGCACGAAGCGCACGCACGCGTACAAGGCAACGTCACCTTCAAACATCGGGCAACTCTGCGCGGTCGCTGCGTCACTCACGCAAGCGCGCCACGGCTTTACCTTCTTGCTGTTCTCTAGCATGATGGTGCGGCCCGTTTTCAGCGTCACCAATCGCTTGCTGCCTTGCGCGGCGGGATCGCCGTCAACGTAGATGGTTGCGCTTGTCATCCTTGCCCTTCGTACATTGCCTTGTCCATCTGCTTCTTCAACAGTTCGCCGTGTTCGGTGGCAAGTTCCTTGATGTACGTCAGCAACCTCTGCTGCTCGTCACGAAGGGTGTGAATGGTCGATGCGGCTTCATCAAGCAACGCTGCGTCCTTCATGTCCTGTTCGCGGTAGTGCGGATACTCCGCAGAGTCCTCAATCGGAATATCCGACCATGACTCTCGCGTTTCCTTTGCCCGTGCTGCAAGCCGCTCAACAACGTCAGTCATCGCTTCCCCTTTGAGAATTGAACCATCTCGTTTGTCATGTCATCGAACCATTCCGGATCAGGCAAACCGTTGCATCGGTGTTCCATGTATTGATCGTTCTGCGAATGCACAACGCAAACATGAGTACGTCCGGGTGAGCAAGTGAAGATCACCCCATCATCATCAACTGCAATGAAGCCGCGTTCGGTCTTGCCAACCGTGAATCCTTGGCTGCGCAAGTGATCCATCAGGACGCTTCGCTTGTCAATCGTTGGATGGCTTGCAGTTGTCATGCTTCACCCTTAAAGCAACTCCACCCGCGTTCACACGCAATTGCTTGTGGGTCGCCGTGATGAGCGGTCGCCATCCGGCACACCTCTTGTCTTGCCTCGTCACGCTCCTCACGAAGCGCGTCAATGAACGTCATCAGTTCGCCAATCTCGTTCTTGTTGATGAAAGCAAACTCACCCCGGCGCAGCATTCCTTCCTGCTGCCTCTTCAGGTGTTGCACGATTGATGGCTCGTTCATGCGGATGGCTCCATGTCTTCAATCTGAACTACAACGGCTTCCATCGTCTTCGCATGACGCGTGCCTTTGATGATGCGGGAAACGCTTGCCTGTGAAACACCGTGCTTGCGGGCAATGTCGTTCTGCTTGACCCCCGCCGCCTTCTGATCCCGAATCGACTTGACAACCTCTTCTGTCAACTTGCTCTTACGCATGATCGTCCTTTCGCTTTCTGACCCGTAGGTAAGCGGGAATAGCCCGGTCAATGCTTGTTCCCGTTGCGTCATACCAATCTGTCAAGTTCAACATTGCTTCGTATGCGGTTTCCGGTTCGCACTCCCCCCGTTCTGCCGCGTCCATGACACGCTTCATGGCGCGTTCGTGCGCCATGCGCTGTTGTTCTTGTCCTCTATGGCGCGAGTTTTCCACGCCGTTTACGTTACTGCTCATCTATTCAACCCTTCCCCGTTTGTCAATGCTTTCCTGACGCGCTGCGCAATCACCTTGCCGCGCAATGTCGTGGTCAGCAACTTCTGCGTCTTCTTGTAGGGGTTGGTTGTGCTGTTCAACATCCCTAAATTTGCCATTGCCGTAACGCTATGGCAAACCGTAGTAAGAGCCGTGCCTGTCTCGTCCGCGATGACGGATACCGATGTCCCTTCCGGGAACGCCATTGCCGTACAGAACACGCGGACATCAAGCAGGGAAAGCCGGGTGTCCTCCTCCCGGAAGATGTCCATGACAACAGACAGCCGCAGGAACAATTCCGGATCAGCCACATAGGGGGGGATCATTCCGGAACCTCCGCGTGTGGGATGCGGGTAACGGATACGAAGCGCGGGGCAACAACACGGATACGCGCACGCTTGGCGGCGGAACCGCAGCGGCAACCCTTGATGCTGTCGGCCAGTTCGATGTAGACCGGGACAGGATCGCCGTCCGGGTTGTGTGCAAGAAGAGTGATTGCCTCGCCGTTGTCCTTGCCCATCTTCAACGTCAGAACGAGATGCCCTAGGTTAGTTGTCATCGGGCCACTCCACGTTGATGATGTCGCCTTGAAAGTACGCCGGAATCCATTCGGATACCAAGTACGTGGACAAGATGGTTGTCCAACGCTCCTTGGCGTTTTCGACCGACATAGGCGCGTACGGAACCTTGGCCGCGAAGACAAACGCAACGGGTTCGTTGTCGCCGTCCTTCATCACCAAACGGGAAGACAGGCTCCACCGTTCCGATGCGCTGCCCTCAACCTCTACGCGCTCGTACATGGCGTGGGAGTCAAGCCCCATGACAATCATGTCATCGGAACGCGTCATCACTTCGCGTTCAATGCGCTCCCGGTCTTCTGCGGTCGGCTCTACTTCTTTCCAATCAAATTGATCTTGCATGGTGTCCATCCTTGGAGGGGAAAGGGGGCGGGCACATGGCCCGCCCCCGGGGTTGAGTCAGGCGTAGGCGATGTTCGCAACCTGCGAGTGAATGGAAACAATCTTCGCGGTATCGGCGGTGGCCGTGTCAGCGTTAGCGGCCTTCAGAGCAACATCAACGCCGTCAATCTGTTCCTGCGTGAAGTTGGAGCGGTAATCACTCATCATGTTTTCAATTTCCCCGGCAAGATCGCACGCGAGGCACAGGTCGCGGGTGCTTTCCTCGTTGCCCGTTTCGCGGGTGCGCTTGCCGCAGCACTCGCAGGTGTAGGTGGTGCTGTTGCGGCGGCGGGTGGTGAATCGGTTGCACATGGCTCTGTCTCCTAGTCCCGCGTCCGGCGGGGGCGGTTCGGGCGACCTGCCCGACACGCATACTGTAACACCCCCCTTGGGCGTGGTCAACCCCCTTGGGCGATATTTTGGCAAGATTGTCAACTTTTCTTGCCAAGCAGTTTATTGGCCTTCTTGAACTGGTACAGGGCTGCGCGGGTGTCCTGAATCCGCACCTTGTTTTTCTTGCGGTATTCCCGGTGATATTCCGTCCCGGCGGTCTTGCAGCGTTCGCACCTGCAACCGTTCGTGTAGCCCGTAATGGCTTCCTGTTCGGGGTGATTGCAGTTCACGCCGCACCCCCCAAGCGATACCGGATGATGCTGTCGGGCTGCTTGATGTCCTTCCAATCGGACACCAGTTCCTCCTTGGCAAACTCGTAAGGCGACCTACCGTTCTCCCCCCACTTGACAATCGCCGCTTCCCACGCGGCCCGAATCATCGCGCTGCCTATCTGCTTCTCCCGAAGCGTGCGCACGAATACCGTTCGCTGCCTGTCAACGCTGTCATTGTCAATCGCCTTGCATCCCGGCCATCGCTGAATGCGTGCCAGTTCAAGCGGGGTGACATCGCGGTATGGCAAATCGCCGCATTCGCCTTCAGACGCGTTCGCGCTGCCTCGTTGGCCCTGCGACACCTTCGCGGGCATCGAACGCGGCGCAGGGCTATCTGCGGCCCGGGAAACGGTATTGCCCGTTCTATTCCCGGCAGCGTTCTGCAAATTTGAATTCATCCCCTCCCCCCTTCCCCCACCCGAAAGGGTGGGGGGGTTACTTGTAACTGTGGTTGTGGTTACGACACGGTGAGCGTGTCGCTGACCGTCACGGTCAGCGTCACGGTCACCGCTACGGTCACCGTCACACTCATTGCTATGTCGTTTTTTATTGGTCGTGGCCGCAGCGTCCTGCCGCGCCTTCCGAATCGTGTTGGTGCGGTCGCGCTCTCGCTCCATGCGCGGATGCACCCACCGCTGTTCGCGGTCATTGTCAACCAAAATCATGCGGGCTGAAATCGCATTCCACCCGGCATCAGACAGCCCGCCCGAAATGCGGTTGATGGCTTCCCGGTCGTTCGGGATGCCGCCGTTCATCCACGCGAACGAGAGCAACCGGATGTATGCGCCGACCCAATCCGGGGGCCACGCCGCCGTACTTGCGTAGAAGTCGGAAGCGTAGAAGGGGAACCAAGGGGTAGCCATGAGTCGATCCTAAAGCCGGGGCGGAGCGGGGGAGCGGGTGCAATGCAACCCCGCCCCGCTCCCGGTGTCCATGATGTTGAGCAGTTGCACCCGCTCTTCCCCCACGATACCGCGTCCGGCGGAAATGGCAAGACCGCCCGGGGCAGGTTTCACAGAAAAAGTTCTCTAGGACTATTTGCAACCACGCCGCGTCAGGGCTGATCGGTGCGCCGATACCCAAGCCTCCACAGGAGCCGCGCCAAGTCGGTAGCGGTTTTTGTCACGCACTCTTCGTCAGCGAACGGCAGCAGCGCGTGCAAGGCTTCGTGAATGGTCGTGTCCATCCGATCCTGTTCACCCTGCCATGTTGCTACGCGGATGATCCGACCACGCACCTTGCCGGGGTCAACCATGTCACCGTAGTCCCTCATGTTGGGGACAAAGCGCAACGTCCAATACTTGCCGTTGAGTCTTACGCGCATGGTTAGTGTGCAAAAAAGAATTCAGGAGCAAGGCGGTAGTTCATACGCATGGAGCCGTTTGCGCCGCGATGCGATGCCTTCTCAAAGCGAAGCCGCATCCACACCGCGCCCTGCATCTCCGGCGTGCGTGCGTTCTCAACGTGGTATCCGGCGTATCCGTCCTGAAACTCATCCTTGTACGTCCCGCACCGAATGTGGTACTGGATGTCCTGCACAACGCGGCATCCCGCCTTGTCACACACAAGGCGTTCGCGTGGCATACCCATGAACCATTGCTTGTGAATGTGTCCCTGCACGCAGACATCAGCATCCGGTGTCACCGCCGCCTGACGGCGAATCGTAAGCGTTCCATGCGACATTAGCGGCGCACCGCCTGTGCCGTGGAAATACTTCAACATCATTGAATGCTGCTGATGCCGTATCTGCGTGCGGAAGCGCACCCATCCACCGTAGCCCCCGGCATACACCTTGTGTCCGCTCTTCTCCGTCATGCGTTCGCACAGGCGTTCCGTCAAATCCGTTTCCACGTTCTTCAGCACGGCGGTTTCGTGATTGCCCTTGCCGATGACAACGCAGTTGCGTGCGTATGGCGTGAAGAAGTCGGACGCGTGCCTGACTAGTGAATCGAGATAGTCCGGAGCCATTGCGTGCTCCTCTCGTATGCCCGCCTTGTTGCGGCGAGGATCGAACTTGCCTTCCATAGCGCAATGCAGATCACCGAAGTCAAGCCAACCCGCCTTGCGTTCCACCACCTCATCAAGATGTTTTCGTTGCAGGTCATGGTTGGAATGCGGGTTGTCAAAATGTCGATCCGATGACAGCAGGAACCACCATTCATCGGTGAACCCCGTTGCGGTCAAATCGACAGTATGGATGTTGCGGGATTCGGCGGTAACGATGAACGGAAGGTCAGACATTTAGCCTCCGCCATATTGTCCCACGGCTTTGACTAACTCTTTGGCTCTTCTGCCTTGCCAAAAGGAATAGCCTTGTTTAAGGCTTCCTTCCGCTCATTGCATCCCCGGCACGTTGGAATACCGACAGCCCTTGTTCCCGCTTCGATCAAATCGCCAAGCCCACGGAACTTCCTGCCCGGTGGCGCGGGGTCAAATCGAATAACCACAACCGTTCCGTCTTGGTTCAACTCAAGCGTGTACGCGCCGAATTGATTGGTAACTACTGCTTTGGTGTTCATAGCCGCTCAATCACAAATGACTTGTAGACGCGCCACCCACGCCTATAGGTTTGTTTAATGCAACTCCGACCAATATCAGAACCGCAATCACAAAAATCACATTCCTGAATAGTTGCCGTTGTATAGCAATCTGTTGGGAACAACGCGCTTGAATCGCTGCACATATCTTGGCCGCTTCCGGTAATGGTTGTTGCCAAATTACCAAACGCGCCAAGAAAAAGTGGCCATACTGAAGTAGCGGGATAATCAATACACGGAGAAGTTTCTACCCATGTCATGTCCCCGGTTTCGCTATTGCAATCGAAGTAACCAGACGGAAGATTGCCAGTAGTTCCACCAAAGTAACTTATAGCACCGAACTGCCAACCAAGACATTCATTATTGATGCCGCTTAATGGGTCATATTGAGTTGGCCAATCAAGATATTTAGTTCCAATGCCGTTGCAAAAGATCAACTCCGCAGCAGCATCCGTCCCACCTGTGTAGTCGTACGGATCTGCGGTCGTGCCGCATCCCGCCTTGAGCGGAAACACTTGTGCGCACGGCGAGGACAGCGGGTTGTTTCCAATGATCCATCTCGGCCCCATCAAACCATCTTGATATGTCTGAACTGTTGTGTATTGAACTTCAAGCCACACGCGGTCAACCGCCGGAGTTACTTGAAGCAAGGCGGCGGGCCTGTCGTACATCAAGGTTGCCGGGAACGAATCCGCAGGAACCGAAGTAACTGGCCCGGTAGCGATGACGGCGGGGTCGGCATTTATGTCTGTAACCGCTTGGGCCAACGTCCTTGTTGCAAGGTTGTAGGTTGATTGCGTTACGCCACTAGCGTTCTTGATGATGAATTGACCACCCGTAATTTCCCATGTCCAGTTCAAGTAAGTACCAATGTTTGGTCTGCTTACTGACATATACGCGGGCGGAGTTCCATATACGCACCGATGCGCATAAGAAGCGGTAATCGTTTGCGTTTCATCAGTCTCACCTAAAGTAGTCCAAGTGACACACGAAGCACATCCGGTTACATCTTTTCGATAATTAACGTCAACTTGATTACGGTCAACCTCACGTTCCCCAATGTAAGACAAACCGGATTGAGTAAGCGTACCGCCAATATCGGCAAACCATCCGCAACTCGGCTGACTTGACTGTGATGTTGTAATCGTGTCAACATATGGAGCCGTAACTACAAGCGGTTCCATTTCAAACGAACTAACGTAATGTTGTTCACTTCCCGGTGTATTGCAATTTCCGGATTGTGGCTCCCAAATTGACAAACAAGTCATGTAATCCGGGCAATGACAGTCAACAATTGGCGGGCTGCAATCAGGAGTTGCGCCAAAACATGAAAACGATGTCACATCCGTTTTGTTCCACAACTCGTTAGCAGCACGCGCCCGCAACGTGATGCGAAACGGTCTGCGCGGCAGACACGTTCCCGGGCCACCTCCGCAGCAACACGATGCCACCATAATGCCGCTCATGCGCGTTCCTCGCAAACGCATACGAACAGGACAGCAAGCGCGGCAATGATGCCGATGACTGACTGCGTATACGTCAGGTGCATTCGTGCTTACACCTTACCGCCGCGCTTGGCGCACAGGAACCAACCTG